TCCCCACTTCCGATACTCCTCGAGGAAGATGCCTTTCTCCCTATCTCCGAAGGCGATCCGCTCCATCTTGATCCGGGATCTCCAGTTCCCATCCCCATCCTGGTAATCCACAACGACTGGGTGTGAGCGTCGAGCGAGGAGAGAGCGGGGGCGTTTCCGGATCTGGAAGCGTTGATCGTGCTTGTCCGCATAGTCCTCAATGTCGTCCGTCATGTTTCTCACCTGTCTGTTCGCGAATGAAGAGAATGAAGATCTCCCGCTTAACGAGTTCTATCCTCCATGAGCCCAAAGAACAAGCGTGAATTCACACGATCTCCTGATCAGTCCTGACATCACTAATGTTCTTACAATTCAGTCTTTGTCAACAACTGGTTACTCCGTAGACCGCTGTTATTACTACCTTCTTTATATTCTTCTAAATAATATATAACTAATCCTACTTACTATACCACTTCAGCCCAGCCTAAACCAACCAACCACCGCCACCGGAGGAGGCTGGCAACTTTTGGGCTCATTCAGTAAACTTATATTTATAGTCCGATAATTCTTAACAATCATCCGTTGCAAAACAACGCTGTAAGAAGTAACATATCCTCAGCCCTGACATCACTTTAAGGTTGCACAATGCCAGTCGTACCCAATCAGCCCACCCGTCCACGTCTGCATCCCGTCACTGGAAAACTGCTGAGATATGCCACTTTCCCGAGGTACAATCCCAATGGAAAAGCATTCCACGTCTGCACAGTGAACTCGAGGAAGGCACAATGCAGACTCTATCGTGCTGTTCGGCAAGGACATGTCCCCATCCAAGTCGCTGTGGCTGACCTTTACGAGTTTGCATTCTTTGGCTCAAACGTCAGCAAAGTGCAGATGGGATACAACGCAGTGAGATCTGTTCTGTACGAACCACGCCTGCTTGTGAACAACAAATCGTTCGGCAAGGCGACAATGACGTACACATTTGCGACCGATCTGGATTTCCAGTACGGACTTGAATGGCAGATCTGCACATGGCTCGGGAAATTTTTAGACCGAGGTGCCCCGCCCGAGGACCTTATTGGGACAGAGGAGCAGATGGCCCAAGAGTTGGACGATTTGGGCAACTCCGATCTTAGCACCTATATTGATATCTACGAAAGCAAGTTCGCAGATTTCGATATTGAGGAACCACGATTCGGCAGGGACCTTGTCGAAGAACTGCCCACAGTAGAACAGATGCAGATGGTGCAACCTCCGCCTCCGAGGAGATTTGACAAATGATCCACGATAGCAATCTCAAAGAATGGAAGCGGGTCAGATTGCTAGATCTAGAATGGCTGTTCCCACTCGAGAAGAGGAGCAGGGCTCCAGAAGGATCTTCAAGAATAGAGATGAGAAGTGAATTCTATCGCAGAGAAAGGGCGTGGAGACAAATGCTCCACGCCCGAGTTGAATACGAGGCTCAAGACAACTGGATCAACGGTCGACAGCGTAGACCTGAAGACTGCCTTCAGTGAAACTGACCTTCGTCCTTCTTGAACATCTTGCCGAGGAATGAGTCCAGTCCACCGGAAGTTTCACGAAGCCTCAGCAATCGCCGCAGGCATCTCATCAAGCCGATTGAAGATGTCTGCGAGCGCCTGCATGGCGTATTCTTTCGCATCAGCCGCATCCTCAGGACGACCGAACGAGGTCTCCTTCTGATACTGGATGATCCGAAACTCGACCTCCTCCGAGAGCAGATCGCATTTCTTGCGGAGTTCACAAACTTTGCACATGCTTCTTTCCTTTCATGAAGCCAAACACAGCGATACCCGAGGCGAGCAACCAAGCCGCCGCTGGGACTGGAACAGGAGACACTGGAGGCGGCTCAGACACGGTTGGCGGCACCCGTGGCACCCACACCACAGGCACCGGGTCCATAGGCCTCCAGGGCGGCTCTGACGGCGTCCATACAGGCTCCACAACTGGCCCCGGCCCACCATAAACCACAGGCTCAGGCAGAGGGTCAGCGAACACCGCCCAGTTCTGACAGACGTCCAATTTGAACATGATGTAGCGAACACCATCTTGTTCAAATTCGTATCCCTCACCGCTTTGGTCCGTAGTCAAGATCGCAGAGTATCCCATCGCATATGGAACTCCGTCACGAGCATACGACATCTTCCGGACAATGGACCCAGCCGGGACAGTCATGCGTTTGGGCTGTCCCTTGGGCACTCCGAACTCACCGACGGCCCACTCATACCCGCACGCTCCATCACAAGGAGCGCCGCCCGGAGTATAGTATGACATCGTCGAAGCTGAAGCCCCTGACCCAAGAAGGATCAGGAGCATCACGCTAAAGAAGCTGAACACTGGAAATTCCTTTCATCATCTGGATCAGCATCTTGGTTTGGCCGATCGCATCTTCCATCGCGTTGTGCGACACCACTGTCTGGTCTTCGAGGTCGAGGTCAAATCTCTTGTAGAGCCAGCGCATCGTGCGGAAGTCGAGTTCCTGCGAATACTTCCACGGAACAAGCAGCTTGCAGGCCTCGAAATGACGCTGCATGAGGATGCAGTCGAAGGACGGCGAGTTCGCCCAGACCTTGTCCACTTTCTGGATGCGGAGATAGTCGGTCACTTCCAGAAGACTGTCTCTCAGCGACTGTCGTGGCATGGAACGAGGATCGTAGGATTGATCCTGCCACCATTTGATCGTCTCCGGATTGGGGCAGAAGCCGGTCGTCAGGATGACATCAAGCAGATCGACATTCCACTGCTGGGAACTGATGATCTCTTTCTGTTCCATGTCGAAGATGCAAATCCCGATCTCGAACAGCGGAGCGGCGATCCCCACGTTCAGGGTTTCCAGGTCAATCATTGCGTGCATTCCAAGCCTCCTTGATCCAACGGCTGATGTCCCAGCACAGATACACCCAAAGGCTCTCTGCACCGGAGACCATGAAGATGTGCGGCCATGTGATCTCGAGATGCTCGATGATCTCGTACAGGGCCAAGGCCGGAATGATCCCGCAAAGGATAATCCCCACACATACTCTAAACGCGACGCGCTGCAATGTCGTGCTTCCTTTCTCCGCCTGTCAGCAGGCAGACGATGACCTCGACATCGCCGGTCTCGATGAGAGACGGCAGTTTGTCTTGCATCGCCAGCATCTCTTCGAACAGACCGACGATGATCGGCTTGATCTCTTGGGCTTTTTGAGATTGGCCCATGAGGATGGCTTTCTCACGCTTCATCATGAGCCTTCCGATCTCCTTGATCGGACGCTCCTGTTCTTTCTTCATCTCACAGACACGGCACATTATGCTGTCCTCAGGTTGGTCCACTTGATGTGGCACTGGATTTCAACAAGCGATGACTTTGCATCGCGGCTATTTCCCTGACGGTCAGAGCCGAGGATCAGCCCATTGCCCGCAAGCAGAGAGTCGTCTGCCCGACCGACATCGAACAGACGCATTCCGGATTTCAGGAGTCCTTCATCATCGACATACATCGTGTCCATGTTCTTGAAGTACTCTGCGATGGTAATGCAGTCCACTTTAGGCCCAAGAGGGTTGGACAGCAGACGATAATAGTCGGTGATGTCAGGACCGACTTGAACCTCGGTGATTTCCTTGGTCCACGGATTGATAAGGATGCCTCTCATTCGAGCAATTCCACTTCAATGAAGGAGCAGACAAGGCCAGTCGGGCCGTTATACTCGAAGACCTGCTCTCCGTTGCGGTTTTCAAACTGCGTTACGGTCAGCCCTTTGCAGTCAGGACGATGCTTCTTGTGGATAGTGACATCGCCGTTGCGATTGGACCTGATGTAGACTTTCATGTTCGCCTCGTTCTGGAGGGCACCATTGCCCTGCCACTACTATACCCCGCGAGCGCTGTGAAGAACAGTTCTACTTGTCATTCCAAAAGCACCGAGCGTGGAGAGCGCCCACCTGTATTCTCCAGCTTCTGAAGAACCGACGTGACCTGCGATCCTTCCCGATCACAAGCCACGCAGGCAGTTCGGCACTCACTGAAAGACTGAGTGACAAACGAATTCTCAGCATTCGAAGATGTCGTTCAGCAGACGTGTCACTTTCTGCGTTGGCTCAACGAGAGACTGAGGAGCGAACACCTCGATCACAGCGATCTCGACTTCATCACCAGTGCAGAGTTTCACGAGATCTTCATCGCTGCACAGGTTCAGGAACATCTCCAGACGGATGACGTCCATCACGGGAACGCCGTCGGCACAGAGTGCGCCAACGGCCCGCTCGAGGAACTGCTCCTCGCTTTCGCCACGGTTGATGAGACCGTTGTCATAGGCGACCTCGAGGGCAGCTTTCTTGATCCTCGGGTATGAGGCCCAGAACATCGCTTGGTCAATAGCAGACATGTTTCGCTGCCTCCTTGACGACCGTGTTCCACCCGTGAGCAGTCACGTGAACACGCGCCTCTTCTTGGGCTTCCTTGTGCCCCAGCATCTCCAGACGCCCAGCGTCGAGGACGGTCTCCGCCAGAATTTCGGCGAAGTTCTCGTCCTCCTCGACCTGGAGTTCATGTGCGAACTCGCCGGAAGTCTGCTGGATTGCAGCGATCAACTTATCAGAAAACATGCTCTTTCCCCCTCAGCAGGTCGTCCACCATTTTCGACAGGACGATCGGATCAGATTCGCCCTCCTCGATCTCCCAAGTGCCGACCATCTGGCCTTGATTGATCCAGCCGTCGCGCAGAATTTCTGCACACTTCACACGCTGTTCGGTCAGGTGCAAGTTCTTCGGGGCGGTGAACCCAAAGAACAACGACGATGCGTGGATGGTATTCATCAAACGACGCTGGCCGTTCTTGTCCGTGAACCACAGTCTCGTGACTTTCATTTTCAGCTCCTACATTTCCATCGGAGAACGCATCTCCATGTTTCTAAAGTGCCCAGACGATAGTGCAGAATGTCACCCACACCACTGACTGCGCAATGAAATCAGCGATTATCATGACAGTTCGCCTTGTTGAAGTGTTGCCCTACCCCTACAGTACCCTGCGAAACGGCAAAAGACAACCGTCATTTATCACACGCCGACGGCGAACTAGCGCCGTCGGCGTGGAACGAAGTCACCCCGAACCCGGGAGAGCAGGCACGGCCCCAATAGACGCCGCCGGAGCCTTCGCTGCGGGTGTTACAAAGCCACCGCCCGCAGGGCTATTCCACAGGTATCAGAGGGCGCTCTGAGCGGTCCACAGACGCTGCTGCTTGGGCACCAGTGCCAGCCGCCCGCACGGGAGCGTCCGTAGCGTTACTCCGTCAACCTGTCTCCACACCTTGAACTCTTTACCTTTCGGATGCTTGAGGGATTTGCCCATCTTCGCGGTATAATGTCTCTCTACAACGCCTGTTGTCTTACTCACTCTAACGTTCTTGAACGGACCATACATCCATTCTTTGGACAACAGATTGCAGATCAGTCTGATCACCCTTCGTGCGCCGCGTCCATGAGCCCAGCGAGCTCATGAGCGAGGATCACGGCCTTGTAAGGCTCGTTGATGGTGACCTCAAACTTGAAGTGAAAGTTTGCGTCGTACCAGCCCATCGCTTCCACGATAACGATGTTGCCACGGCGGCAGACCGAGAACAGCGACCGATCGTCGCCGATAGCAGCTTCTGCGTAGTAAGATTCGCGGCTGGACTTACCGGCCTTGTCACCATTGTCGTAGGCCCAGATGACCTCGTTGTTCTCGGTCACAGCCGCGTACACGGTAGGCCAGCCGTACTTGTCTTCGAGTGGGAGCATCTCCAGTTTCATTTTCGCCTCAGGGTTAAGGGTTGCGCCATGCCATACCATACCCCGCGAGGGCGGGGCCGACAAATTCACTTTATCAGGTCGGCGGGTGTCACGCAGGCCGGGTCTGACCAGTCCTCGCATCCGATCATCCAATTGACGGTAACGAACATGATCATCGCCGCCATGATGGTCGCGCAGCACAGGATGCCCAGCGCGTTGAGAAATCCCTTGAGCATCAGAATTCCTCCCCAAGAAGTTCCCGCATCTGAACGATGCCAGGATCTTCGCCGTTGATGGTGCCGTGAGCCTCGTCATACTCTGCTTGGGCTTCCCAGTTGGGAGTGTTCTGCAGACGCTTCAGCTCAGTCTCGTATTCGGACCGAGCCTCAGCTTCGGACGAGTAGTCATTCGTCCAGGCTTCATCGGCGTCCTCATCGGTCGCATCGTAGAACCACCACAGGTCTGCATCAACCTGCTTCACCAGAGCGATCAGCCCAAGACGGTTCGGGTTTGCGTGTTCGAGGACCTGAACAGGAACTGTGAACTCGCGCTGCACTTGCTTCAAGACGGACATTCTTTGCCTCCTAGGGGGTTTACCTGCCCCAAAGTACCACGCGAAACCGCATGAAGCAAATTCTATTGCTCAGCAACCAGCAGATCGGTTTCCCAGTCCTCATAGTTGAACATCTCGGGAATGTACGTCTCCAGGATCAGAATGGTTTCCAGACGCTGGTGTTTCCCAAGATCAGGCCGGAACAGAACGCCAACTCGGAAGATGAGATTACCTTCCATCAGCTTCTGCTCCAGCCTTGCTCCTGGAATGTGATCACCGAGATCTGGACCATAGTAGTATCCTTTCGGCTTGAAAGGACCTCCCGTCCATTGGGTTGCATTCTGATCCCAGAACCCGACTCTGAGTCCTGACGTCACTCTCATGCTTCTGACCTCCGAGCCCATTCTGGCCATCCTCTGTTCCTGTACGAGGGAGGACGTTTGTCTGTCTTCCATCGCTCTTGCAAGTATTCCTGATACGAGACAGGAACTGGCAGGTGAGAGAAGTCAAGTCCCAGACCAGCGTGTCTCGCGCTATTTTGGAAGGGTAGCAGGGGACCGGCCAAAAGACAATCTTCCATTGCCGCGATGTATGGCACCCTTTCTCCAGCCGCGTGCAGAGTTCCGTATGCGAGGAACCATTCGTGCCGCAACGCCTGCGCATACTGCACGGTCCACAGCCAGTTGCCCCGCGTAGCGCCCACCCAGAGCGTCACTGGATGGTGTTGATGGCTTGGGCGGCATAGCATACCCGGCCCCACTTCACCCACGCTCTGAAGGGGCACTGACAGCATCATGGTTGCTTCCATGAGTGCGCTCCCAAGGCGCTTGTCGTCCAAGCCCTGCGCACAGGTAACGGGATCACTGTGCAGAGCGAAGATATTCATCGAGGCGACCTTTCAATTCTGAGACTTCCTTACGCATGTCATCGGCCCGCTCTGAGATACGGATCACGTCGTTGTCGAGATCGTCTGTCTTCTTTGTCAACCTCTCAATCTCGGACTTCAGGAACTTGACCTGCTTGTTTTCCTTCTCACCCTCAGGCCCGAAGTTCTCTTCCCTGATCTTGGCAACCCAAGCCCAAGGGACAGTCAGCTTCTCGCCGATGGTCTTGTCGGTCACATCTTCGATGTACGACTTGGCGACGTAGTTCTCATCGATCTCACGGAAAATGCGGCGACGATCGTCAGGCGACATTTCGCGGGGCTTGGTCAACTGAGTGGTCACGATGGGTTCTTCCTTCTTGACAGAGTGTTCGGGGCAGAGGCAAGACTTGTTCGACAGATTGATCAACCAGCCCTTGTCTCGGGCTTGATGAACGACCAGTTCTGGTGTCGTTGGGATGGAGGTCTTGAACCGAGTCTTGCAGTTTCGCTCAGTGCAGTTCAAAATCTGCACAGGCTTTTTCTTGCCGCCGATCGTGTGCATCTCGGTCCTGATCAGCATGTCAGCTTTCGACATCATACGTCCCATTCTTTGCTGCGTCCTCCAGTGCGTTGTTGATGATGTCATGCCCGCCGTAGAACAGAACGGTGAACTGCGTTTCTGACATCTCCAGAGGCTGTATGTTGTCATGCAGAACTGTGACCTTGGTGACACACAGACTGTCGGGTGCATCACCTTCCACAGTCACGTTGATCTCGGCATTGCTACCGACACCCATACCCTGCAGATAGTAGCAGGGAAAGTGAAAGATGTGCTGCATATCAGCCCTCCACTTTGTGAAGTTCGCCGTCGGCATTGCGGATATACTTCTGGCCGAAGCCAGTGCCCAGCCGCCCGCCGCCGTTCATGTCATAGGACCGCTGCGTCATCGTGGCCCACATTCCCATGCGACCGTTGCGACCACGGGTGCAAGCATCGTAGACGACCTCACCTTCTTTCTTGGTGAAGGCGTCTCCGAAGTCATCGTGGTGCAGCTTCTCTGCGCTGAGATACCGGGTCATGTCAGTCCCTCCCAATCCGGTGATACTGGAAGTCGACCTCGTGATCAACAGCCGCTTGACGAGCAGCGACGATCTCGTCGTAGCGGGCCTGCAAGTCGGCGAGAGCCTGCGGCAACTGCCCGCGCTTGTATTCCTTGCCGAGGAGTTCGCCAGCCTTGGCGAGCATCGCGGTCGGCGTATAGGCACGGTTCGCCTTGATGCCGTGATTGACGTACATCTTGATGGCGCTTTTCAGCGTCACGAGAACGAACGTGTTGATTTCTTCTGGAGTGGTCGCGGAGTATGCCATGTCTTGCCTCTTTGGGTTAAGTTACGCTTACAGCGTACCCTGTGAAGCGGCTCGTGACAAGCCATCAAGTGTCTGTAAACTGTATCTCGCTGAGCGGTACATTACAGATCAGGTCACGACGCTCCATAGCGTGACAGCCATAGGTGTTCGTTGAGATGATCTCGCCGTCCTTAGCCAGCCCAAGGAGAATGGCCTTGTCTCCATAGATGCCGTTGCTTTTCCTCACTGCGAGGACGTACCAGAACTTCGTATCCTTACCGCCTTTCGAGCGGTAAAGATTTCCTGTGCGGACCTCAGTCATCAGAACATCCTGTTGATGAGTTCTGTCAGATATGCCGTGTCGATCTTCTCTGGGTTCTCCTTGTTCTTGGCCCGTTCCAGCAACTGACCGAAATAGGCAGCATCAACTCCGGTCAACTGTTCTTCCAAGATCTGGAAGTTGGTCAGGTCCAGCTGAGAAATCTGCAAGCACATCTTCAGGTATTGGCCCGCGTTGATCTGCCAGCCGCGCTGGATGAACTTCTTCGCCCGGAACACTGAACAGATCGGATACAAAGAACCATTGTAAACCAATGACTTAGACATCAAGGCTTCCAACGAGTCAGAGTTCACGACCACACCATCTTCGAAAGTCCAGTGGTTCATGCAGTGAATGAAGTCGAAGTTCTCGTGGATCGCGTTGTGGTCGCCGAAAAAGCGCAGGATGATCTGCACATCATCGGACAGCGTGATCGCGTTGGACGACAGGAAGACCGGCCGATACTTGGGCTTCTCGTCTTCCGTTGGGCCGGTCTGCTGATCGAAAGCATCATCCAGATACTGACCAGCTTTCTCTTCGTCGGGAACCGTCTCGAAGTAACGGTAATCTTCAACTTGCTCCTCGCCAGCAACTCCGGCCGACTGGATCTTGATGCGGACACGGTCACGACCCATGGAGTCTTTCAACTCCTCAAGGACCATGGAGTACTTGATGCCGCCTTCGTTCTTGTGCCTCTGAGCCTCGATGAACTGAGCCAGATAGTGCTGAGCGACGAGCAGCACAGTTTTCTTCGTCTTGAAGTAGACGTCGTAGTCATTGACCTGTTCGCCCAAGAGCATGGAGGCAATGCAGCCGCCCGTGACGATGACGTCTTTCTTGACCTCGGTCTGAAGTTCTTCCGGCAGAGTTGCCAGCCACTTGTTCATCTTGCTTGTGATCACAAGATTGATGTTGCGCTTCCGCATTCCGGTCATTTCGGGTTCCTCTTCAAGGTTGTTACGACTTTCAGATCACCGGCATCCAGTGATCTAAGATGAATTCCGCACAATGGAACATCATCAATGCGAGTGATGGATTTCTGCTGGCACTTCTGCACCAGCGGAATTTTGTGATTGTGTTGGATCTTAAGGATGGCGCAGCATTCAGACATCGGACTTACCTGCGGCGGCTTGATCCCATTGTTTGGCGAGTTTGGTATGACGCGCTTCGTCAGCCTTGTCACCATCTTGTCTTGCAAGACCAGCCATTTCCCAGTGCTGATCTGCTTTTCTGCGGCATTCTTCAGGACTTTTCATATCAACTCATCCGGCATTGGCATATCGAGCCGCTTCTTTCCACACTTCTTGCAGACGAACTCCCAGCCCAAGGACTTCGGGTCTGGGAACTGCATGTCCCAGTCATGCCGACATGCAGGTTCTTCCTTCTTGGGGAATAGCAGCATGAACCAGTTCATGATCACTCCCCGTTCCGGAAGCGACCATCGAAGAACTCGGCCCAAGGACGAACCCAGACCGGACCGATGCCGTCGTACCGCTGATAGATGACGACAGGGTCCAAGGTCTTCTCGACCAGCCCCATGTGGAGGATCTTGTAGTGACTTCCAGTTTTCACGTGGAGCCACAGCTTCTTCGGGTCCTCATGGGAGGAGGGATCAGCGATTGTCACAGGCTTTCCTTTCGTAACGATGCGAAACGGCAAAGTCTCGCTGAGTTTCGGGGCAACTTTGTCGTCGACGTAGAAGCCAGTCTCGTCAACTTTGATGAGGGTCCAACGCGGACCCCCAAGCACTTCAACGACATCACCAGCCTGAGCGCCAATCTCACGCAGAAGGCCCATCGTGTACAGTTCGCTCATTTGATCAGTTCCAGGATCTTGTCGAACAGGAACTGCTGCATTCCACGGGTCATGTCGGCATATCCCAGCTTGTCGTGGATCCACTCTTCGTAGATCGTGATGGCGGTAAAGTCGCGCCCGTTCGCCAGACACTGACGGGTCAGCACCATCTTGCCGTCTTTCGCCATGCCGACAACACCCGGCCCAAGATGCTCGACGAAGGTGATGTCTTCCGGCTTGACCAGAGCGTTCAACTTCTCAAGCATCGTGCAGGCTTCCTGCACCATGTCGGCCTGCTCTTCCGACAGCTGAAAGATCTCATAGTCGTTGACGGCCCGCTTGTTCTTCAACAGAGTCCGGTTGCTGGCCTTCATTTGGGCATGTTCCCGGAACTTCTCCAGAGCATCGAGAAACTCCTCGCTCGGATCGTAGCAGTCTGAGAAGTCCAGCCCGGCTTCGTAGTACTCATGAGCCGGGTCCACAACCTTGACACAGAACTCCGGGTCGGCCACGCGGGGCAGGCGGGTGTTCAGCTTGTAGTTCGCGTCGTACATGGAAGCCAGCGTCCGATCTTCGGTCAGCTTCATGTCGACGGTGAAGTTGTAGGTGAAGCGGCTGGCTTTCGGCAGCTTGTGAACGCGGACACCACGATAGTAGAGATATTCGCTTTTCCCGCGATGGACTTCGACACCATCGACGATCAGCCACGGGTCGCCATGCAGAAAGATCTTACCACGTTCGCCGTGAACTTCGGCGATGTTCGGACCTTCAACGGTAAAGATCGTGTCGTTCTCGACCAGATTGCCGCTGATGGTGCCGCCCTCATCTTGGCAGTTCGCATAGAGTTCGCGATATGCCTGCCAGACCTGCCAGTCTTTGCCGAGGTCAGTGGTGAACCCAAGCTGCTCGTCGTCCATGTAGATCATCTGAAACTCACGGTTCCGGATCATCTTGGGCTTGGTGCGGAACTGGATGGTCTCGCCGTTGGTGCGCAGGCTGATGATGTGGCCCGTGCGAAGCAGCGTTGCGATAGCGTACTTCAGCCCCGTGCCAAAGTAGCCGATGGGATTGTCCGTGTCCTTGACAGAGACACCCATTGTCCGGATGACATCGAGGTCGATGTTTCCAGCGTTAGAGAAGTGAATAGCCATGTTTTCGCCTCTTGTTGTGGTTGCCGTGCCTTTAGTATTGCACACGAGCCACGCCTTGACTACGGTCAATTATCAGCACGTCGACAACTGTGACGTTCGATGGAACATAAGTCACATAGTCGTCATATTTCGGAAAGTTCGTACTGGCAATGACGTCAGCACACTCTCCTCTCGGATTGCAGACTTGCCCAAGAGGAGAGGTGCATCCAGCCAGCAGAACGAGAGCCAGCCAGCGAAACATCATTCGCCGAACGTGACCGGCTCGCCCTTGAACTTCATCCACTTGGACTTGTTCTCCTTGGGCGATTTCACCTTGGCGTCCACTTTCACGACGCGCCAGAAGTAGCCAGTGCTCAGTTCCAGCAGGAAGTCATCGACTTCCACGGTGCCTTTCTCGGTGACGACGTGTATCAGGGCTTCTTGACCGCCTTCGATGCGTTGACGCTGCAAACTGACCGAGTAGGGCAGCACGAGTTCGATGTCATCTGGATTGAAAGCCTCGACGACGCCCTGCTCGCCTTTCATTTCCAGCACGATCTGCTTCAGCGAGTTCGTGATGAGATAGGTTCCGTAGCGAACGGGTTCTTTCTTGGTCTGGTAGAGATCGGTCATTCTGGTAGCCTCCTCGGGCTGTTCCTTGGGTTGCTCGTCGTAGTAGACGAAATCGTTTGCCTCACGCCATGAACGCGGCTCGTCATAGGCGAGAGAACTGAAGTACTGAAAGCGGATATACCAGCCTTTCATCGGCGTTTTTCCGTACCGTGCCTTCTTATACGAGGGCGGGCAGGTATGAGCGTTCGCACAGTGAAAGTAATCCACCTCCATGACTTGGATAGGTGAAGTCCCAGTTTTGAGCCTCACCTTATCGCCAGTCTTGAATGGTGGCGATCCTTTCATGGTTTCTCCTTTCGTTGAGGGTGCCGTGCCTTTAGTATTGCACGCGAGGCAGGTCTGGACTAGTATTCGTTTATCGGTTTGCCGTCGTCATGACAAATATACACTCCAAACCATTCTGCTCCATCACGAATATCGAGAGGCTTTCCAGGACCAGCGTTGGCATGGACCCAATCGTAGAAGCGAGGGTCTCTGATCCATTCGTACCGGAAGGTGAACTCGGTGCGTTCTTCGCGAATGAAGATGGCCCATCGCTCTTTCGCCTGCAACGGTATCTTCTCACCGAATGCTTTCCGGCACTTGTCTCTGAGTTCAGCGTGGTTCATTTACTCTCGTAGCCTCTTTCCAAGTTCCGGGAGCAAGAACTTTGATGATCTCACCAGAATTGTCGGTGAAAATCAGCGAAGCCATCTGTCTGCATTCCAGATTTGCATCTATGTAGAATGTCTCGTCGTGATCAACGAGAGTGACCATGTATCTCGGCATCAAAACAAACTCCCTTGACGATCTTCGGACATGTCATCAGCATCACGCAGCCCAAGGAACACAGGGAACCGAGGAGCGTCTTTCGAGCCGACGGGGAAATATTTGAACTTCGCGATCTTGCCGATGAGGCTTCCGCGAGTATTCCAAAAATGCTTCCTCATCGCGTCATTGAAGCCAGTGCCAATTCGGACAGACCGACTCGCCCAAATTTCATCATCGGTCAGCTCAACCTCGATGGCTCCGAGAACTCCCATCGGGATCAANTTCTCTTTGTGACCAGAGCGTTCAGTTTGACCGAGCAGACCGATGGTCGCCGGGTTGTCGTTGTGGTTCAGTTCGTGGACAGCAATGATCTTGCCTTCCATGTCCTCGAAGCGTTTCAGCTTGATCAGCTGTCCTTGCTTGGGCGTTCCGCGACCCTGTTTGTAGAACTGATCACGGCTCCGAAGGATGACACCTTCGTGACCTTCAAGCAGCCGTTTGCCTTCATACTGATTGAGCATTTCCATGTCGGTCAGCAGAGCAGTCGGGGCAATCTTGACCCAAGAAGGCAGCTTGTCAGCAAGTTCCAGAAGTTCGCCATACCGTTCATCATAGTTGCCGACGCTGTTCCACACATCGAAAAGATACAGCGTCGCATGAGTGATATCCGTATTCTCGAAAGACATCACGGCGGAAGATGTCCGGACATAGCAATCTGGTGCTGTTGGATCTCCAACAATTATCTCCCCATCCAGACCGGCCAGAATGTCCTTGTGTTTCCGAATCTCGGCCTGAAGATCTCGGTTGCGGATAGGTTTCAGGCTGCGCGTGTAAGCATAGCCGTCATGACCGCAGAGGACGCGTATCCCGTCGAACTTGGGTTGCGCCCAGAACGGGAACATCGCTTCGTTGCGCTCTTCCCATTTACTTGCGAGCATTGGTTTCATCGAGCCACTCCTTGATCTTGATTGCAGGATCCCATTTCGGGGGAAGCACGATCAGGATGATGCAGATCGCGCCCAGGACGTATTCCATCAGAACCACCCCATCCACTTGCCGAAGGAAAAGAAGGTGTACAGGCCGAAGCCGAATATGAAGCCTTCCGAGAACTTGTCCCAGATCAGTTGCAGGTATCTCATGTTTGTGCCCTCATAGCTTGGAGTAAGGACTGCTCCTCTTCAGGAGACATGTCCAGGGTTTCAAAAGCATTGCGATACGTGTCATGAGATTTAATCATGACCGTAGCCTGCTCCTGAGTAACTGCCTCGTGAAACACGATGAAGCTGCTCGAGAAGCAGCAATGGTTTGATACGCTATATGGGAAC